GTGAAATAAAGAACCCGTTTAGCGTTCTGATTGACCCCATCATTCAAGCGCAGCACATCCAAGAGGCGCGGTACGGATTCATGTTTGAGGACATGGAAAGAGCGGAGTTTGAAAGGCTCTACCCAAATGCAGAGGCTGGCGTTGAGAGCGATTTTAGCAGTACGGGAAACTTTGCAAGCTGGGTAAACGAAGAGTCTGTGCGGGTTGCTGATTACTACCGCATTGAGAACGAAGAAAGAACGCTGGTGCAATTGTCAGACGGGCGCGTTGTAGATCAAGAAGAAATTGATCCCGTTAAAGACGAATTGAACCAAATGGGCATAACCCTGGGCAAGACTCGTAAAGTTCAAATGCGAAAGTTAGAGCGTTTTAAGATTACTGGCACTGAAATACTAGAACAGGTTGAGTGCGTTGGACGGTTTATTCCTATAGTTCCGGTTCTGGGCAAGACATCAAATATTAACGGAGAGTTCATCAGCAGAGGTTTAGTGCGGAAAGCAAAGGACGCACAACGGCTGTATAACTATTCGAGAAGCGTAGCCGTAGAAGTAACTGGTTTGACGCCGAAGCAGCCTTTCTTTGTGACTCCCGCGATGGTCAAAGGACACGAAGCTAAATGGAAAAACATGGCGATCTCAAATGATCCTGTCATGTTTTTTAACTTTGATAACGGACAGAAGCCGTTTCGAGAGCCTCCAGCGCAGGGCAGTCCTGGCTTGATGCAAGACGCGCAGATCGCAGCAGAAGATATCAAATCAGCAACTGGTGTTTTTGATGCACTTCAAGGCGCTCAAGGAAACGAGACTAGCGGCGTAGCGATTAATAGACGGCAGTTTCAAGGCGAGATGGCTAATTTTGAGTTCCAAGATCAGTTAATTGATTCGTTGGAGTTGGCTGGAAGAATCTGTATTGACATGATTCCTGAAGTCTACGACACAGAGCGAACCATTCGCATTATTGGTGAAGACGAACGCGAAGAAGTGATTGAGGTCAACAAGACGCTGATGGACGGCCAAACAGGGGAGTTTGTTAAGACGATGGACTTGTCTGTAGGAGCTTACGACATCAAGGTTGCAAGCGGCCCATCCTTTACGACGAGAAAGCAAGAAACTGCTGAACAGCTATCAAGCATAATTAGTCAGAACCCTGCGATGTCTGAACTGGTTGGAGATGTCCTATTCCAGAATCTTGATTTAGTTGGCGGCGATGAGGTCATCAAAAGGCTTAGAAGTGCTGGCGTTAAAGCCGGTGTAATAGAGCCTAACCAGGAAGAAGCTGCCGCGATGAGTCAGCAGATTCAACAAGCCCAACAACTTGAGGCTCAAGCAGCACAGTTGGAGCTTGCACTCAAGCAAGCAGAAGTCGTAACAGAACAGGCTGAAGCAAAAGAGCGTGAATCCAAGGCAATCATAAACACGGTTAAAGCGGCGGTGGAACAATTGAAACTTGCAAACTCCCAGCAAGATTTGCAAACCAAGCAAGTTGCAGAAATGCGATTGCGACAGTCAGTTGGATTACCAATCGTATAGGCGAAAATATGAAAGGCGTTAAACACTACAAGCGTAACGGTTCGTTACACACTGGCGATTCTCACAAGATGTCTGACGGCACGTTGCACAGCGGTAAAACGCACACTAAAAACAGTGTGCCTTTGTTTCATGGTAAAGATTTGAAGCAATCGGTTAACTCCAATAAATCTAAATACGACAAATAGGAACAAAGATGCCAAATGTAAACGGTAAAGAGTATTCATACACCAAATCAGGAATGGCTGCGGCAAACAAAGCGAGAAACGTAAAGCGCACAACGCCAGTGAAGAAACCAAAGAAAGGCGGGTATGACAAATGAACATGCAAGCAAGACCTCCGATGGAAGACATGCTGATGTCACGGCGTGAAACTCCTGGCACTGGAACTGGTGGAGCGCAAGCTCTTGTTAACCAAATGGGCCAACGCCCAAACATGGCTTTGCCTAATTCCCAAGTTCAGACCGGAATGCCTGAGATGCCTAACTCAATGCAGTTGGTTACAGGAAAAGACGGCGCTAAGTATCAAGTTGTTATTGATCCTAAAACTGGTCTGCAAACATTTATTCCGTTTAGGGAACCTCGCGGAGCGCAGCAACCTAACCCTACTGGAATAATGGGCGGTCAGCCACAGAGCAATCAGCCTGGAATAATGGGCAGTCCGTCACAAGGAATGCAGCGTCCTGGTATGCAGCAAGGTCAGCCACAAGGCCAAGGTCGCAATGAGTTAATGAGCAAGCTCAGAGGAATGCTGTCTGCTTGATAAATTTTATCGCCCTTAAGATGCTCTAAAGAGCATGTCCTAAAGAATAAAGTAATTTCGGTTTAACGCACCGTAAAGCGTAGGCGCACTCGCTGCCTTTCAAAGCGGGGGAAAATTCGTGGAGACGAACTCATGGAAACTGATGCAGCTAACGCTGAAGGCGATCTATTGCCTGACGGAATCGAGAATGCCGACATAGATTCTCAAGAGCCTGAACAGGGCGCAACCTCTGACGAAGCCGAAACACCGGATGGTGATGACGCAGCCGAAGAGCTATCCAGCGAGGAGACCGCTGAATCCGAAGCACAAGAGAAGGTTAAACGCCGTAACGGTGCCCAGGAACGAATCTCACAACTGGCAAGACAGAAAAACGAAGCTAACACCAAAGTGCAGGAACTTCAGCAGCAAGTTGAATTTCTACAGTCGCAGTACCAACAGCCTCAAAACGCACCAACGCATTACCCAAGGCTAGAGGATCACGACTACGACGAACAGAGACATCAACAGGCAGTGCTGGAATACACCTCAGCGTTAAATCAACAAAACGTCCAGCAGGTAATGACTCAGCAGCAGCAAGCTCAGATTGCTCAACTCAACAGTCAAAAATCACAAATCGCGTCAAGCGTGTTTGTGGAAAAGGCTAATGATTTCAGCATCGACTACCCCGACTTTCAAGCGAAGGTCAGCAGTCCAGATTTTCATCAAAGCGACTTTGTTGCAAATGAAATTGTGGATATGTCGAACGGGCCAGCAGTTGCTTATTACCTGTCGAACAACCCACGCATTGCTGATGCGATTAATCGCAAAAGCGACATGGGTGCGTTGAAGGATTTAACGACGATTAGCACCGCACTGAATATTAACTCTCGAAAGAAGTCTTCCAAAACCACTAACGCTCCAACGCCTTCAAAGACGGTTAATCCGAAAGGGAAAGTTTCAAAATCTCTCGAAAAGATGACACCTGACGAATATCGAAAGGCTAGGGGCTACTCTTAATTTAGGAAATTCTAATGGCAAATTCATTACTAACACCCAGTGTTATTACGAAAGAAGCCTTGGCTGTGCTACATCAGAAGCTCAATTTTGTTGGTTCCATAAACCGTCAATATGATAGTCAGTACGCTAAGTCAGGCGCAAAAATTGGTAACGATCTCAAGATTCGTTTACCCAACGAGTTCACAGTGCGAACCGGAGCGGCTTTGTCGAGCCAGGACGTTACTGAAAGCTCTGTCACTTTAAACGTCGCAACTCAGAAAGGTGTCGATTTCACGTTTAGCTCAGAAGAACTAAGCATGGACATTGATGGATTCAAAGAGCGATACATTGAACCGGCGATGGCTGTATTAGCCTCGAATATTGAAGCAGATGCCTTCAGTATGAGTAAGGATGTGTACAATTTTGTAGCCGGCCAGGGCGCAGCGAATTCATTCAATAATGTAACTCAGGCGCAAAAGCAGTTGACGCTTGGTTTAGCGCCATACGGCTCGCGTGTATACATGCATGATCCTCAGTCTGTTGTTGACATGCTTACTGATACCAAAGGTCTGTTTCAAGACTCTTCAAGTATTGCCAAGCAGTACAAGGAAGGAGAACTGGGACGCATAGCGGGTTTTAACCATTTTGAAAACACGCTTGTGCCAACTCATACAACTGGTACTGCCGCAGCCACTACAGGTTATTTAGTTAACGGTGCATCGCAATCGGGCAGTTCGCTGGTTGTTGACACTGGTTCAACTACTTTGCTGATTGGTGATTTGATTACAATCGCTGGAGTTAATCGTGTTCATCCTGAAACTAAGGCTGACACTGGTGTCCTGCAAAACTTTGTAATCAAAGCTAACTCAGGGGCCAACGCGACAACATTGCTTATATCTCCTGCATTGACAGCAACTGGTGGACGGCAGAACGTAAGTGCTGTTCCAGCGAATAACGCTGCGATATCCAAACTAGGGGGAGGCAGTGGTGCTGACTGGACTGACACGCTTGCGTATCAGAAAGACAGCTTTGTGTTTGCAACAGCCGACCTGGTGTTACCAGAAGGCATAGACTTTAGCGCGAGAGAAGTAATGGACGGAATCTCTATGAGAATCGTACGTGACTACTCAATCAGTGCTGACACGTTCCCATGCAGGATTGATATCTTGTATGGTTACAAAACTGTCAGACCTGAGACAGCTTGTCGAGTTGCTATTAACTAGAAAATGCTCTCAAGAGCATGTTGTATATTGTGGGGGCTTCGGCCCTCATTTTACTCTGAGGCTTCGGCCTCATTTTTTTAGGTGCGTTATGGCAACTCCTCAAACTATTATTGATCAAGCCACAAGCCTTCTGCGTGTAAGAACTTCAGGCGTTACTTTCAGCACTGATGATTCAAGCAAAAATGCAGATGTTTTTATCGCATTGAAAAACCTTATAAATGAATACGGTGAGGATGGTTTGCTAAACATTCCCGCTCCAGCAGCACTTGGTAGCACACTAGATATTCCTGACGGCGCTGTGCGCGGCATGGCTTATAACCTAGCTGTAGAGGTATCGGCAGAGTTTGGAATTGATCCTGCGCCAGTTGTTTTTGAAATCGCAAAACAAACAAAAAACAGAATGGAGAGCGAAATTACGCTAGACATATCTGTTAACTCGTCTGATTTATCTTGGACACATTCTCGATATCAAATTGACACTGACATCATATGAGGGTCTTAGCTCCGCTTGAATCAAGCTATCAAAGCACTCGCCTCGACGCTAATCGACAGCAGACGTTAAACCTGTTTCCAAACACCCTGCGCGGGTACAGGCAGTTTCCAGGCCATGTCACCTTTGCATCCTTTCAGGCAACTGGCGAGACTCTTACGGATTCAAATGCGTCTGCAATAACTGATGCGGCGGGTGATGCAGTAGAGGTGTCAGTGACCCCAGGGGGAGCAGACAGGGGAATGATAGCAAACGGGCCAAATGGTCTGTTGTATCAGGTAACGGGTTCGGCGCTGTACTCGATTGACTCAAGTGGAGCCGCAACCTTTCTGGGTGATATAAGCAACTCTCCTACGCCTGTTGTGATGGCAACTGACGCCAATCAGTTAATAATAACTACGGGTGGAACGCCTGATGCTTTTGTTTACACCGTGGCTGGCGGCTTAGTAGAAATAACGGACGGCGATCTGCTTCTTACCAGCAGCGTGGCGTTTTTAGATAGCCGGTTTATTTACCAACAACCAG